CTGAAGTCGGGCCTGTCGTGTTGTCCCAAACTGAATTGCGTTGATATGCCTGATCGTCATTGCAGTTCACTCTTGGTTGTTTCGGCTATCAAGGCCACTCGAATCAACCGGACTTGGGTAGTGGTCTGAATCTGTAGAGTTGTTGCTGAGGTGGTCAGAGCTGTCCCCTGCATCTCCGCTTTTACAGTAAGTACCGCATTTGGAATGACGGTTTCCGAAAGAGCAAAGTTAGGCAACACCACCGTGGCCGTGTTGCTGATAGGGGCCTGCGCTCCTGTCGAATCAGGTTCGGGCTGGCCGAACAAGGTCACACCTATCTGCGGAGATAATCCTCCATGAACGGGAAGGTTTTCATACTCCACCAGAAGCCTCCGCGTAGTCTGGGGAATCGCCATCGCCGGGGTTTCCGTACGGAATACCACGTTGAGGGATCCAGGAAAGAATGTAGAAGCTGTGGAGTTATAAAGTTGTTGCCCCACCAGTACTTGTCCCAGGTTTCCGCCAGAGGAAATCCATGAGGAAGTATTCGTTGCGACGAGTAGCCAATTGTCGTTCACCGCAAAAGGGTAAACCCCGGCGACTTCCTGACTGTCGTAGGACTGATAAATCGGAGCCGAAATGAATAGGCCCTGATAAAACCATGTCGTCCACGAGTTTGTCTTTAGGTTTGCGTCATAAACGTAACTGAACACATCGAGAGGATGAGTTGACCCAAAAGAGTCATCATAGGAGGCAAACACAATTAAATAGTGTTTTTCTCCCTCAATCTCGACAATAGAACCGAAAATACCTGAACTTTGCAGGAATCCGGTGATGGGCCAATAGGATAGATTCTGGACAAGGGAAGAAATCTGATCGCCAAAAGGAGTGAGTCCAGACGGGGAGAGCTGATAGGGTTGATCGTATCCAAGAAAGCAGACCATTGCCCCATATTGCGCCATTGACCCCTGGCGGCAGACCACTCCCTGATCGGCAGACCATAGGGGGTTGAAGGTAAATGGCTCAATATTCCCTACCGTGGTATTGGGTGTTGCTTCAGTGAATCCCCCGTTATGAGCGATAAAACATACGGCCTCGAAGATCGCTAATCCGGTAATCAGCCCCCGCGCCTCGGTCAGTTGGTCAAATCCACCACCAAGGGATATAGAGTTGGGGTCAAACGAACCGAACGCCGACGGGAACGACCATGCGAAATAATCAGGGAAATGGGTATTTGTTGAAGGCGTAGCAGCGCCAGTGATGGCTGTTGTTCCGGTAAATCCTGTTCCGGTAGTGGTGATTAAGCTGGGAGTTGGACCTGTAAGGTATCCGGTACCTGCGGCAGTAATTGTTATCGAAGTGATGACACCACCCGTAGAGGTAAACGTACCTGCTGCGTTCTGTCCCCCTCCACCAGTAAAGGCCACGACACCGGAGGCAGGGTACCCCGTACCTCCATTAGTAATGGTTACTGAATTAACTCCTCCGGTCTGGTTTCCATCTCCCCCGACAATATTTCCCAGAACGAGTCTTTGAGCTATGGTTCCTACGTAGGACCCGCCAATAAACGGCCCTGATCCGTTCTGCGCGGTAATCTCTGTAACCGTATTGCTTAGTAGTTTATAGACACCCAATTGCTGCGCTGAGGAAAAATAAAGCGCGTTCCCGATTGTTACCGAACCAAAACCATAGCTTGCCACATTATATGGAGCGGGAAAGGTAAACACCTTTATAAATGCCTTACTGCTGCTGGCAGTATCTGTATAAACCCCCACGTTGGTAATGAGTACACTCACCCCCATTAGATTCGACATCAGCATAACCAACTCGCCCGATTCAAACGCGGACACAGTTACAGGGACCGACGAAGTGACATGGGCGATGTTGGGGCTTCCGGTAAGACCACCACGGATAATCGTTCCCGTAAGGGATACGGCAGATCCCGGATCTATCTGTGAGCTGGGTTTGGATACATCAATACCACCCCACGGCTGAGAGTACTCCGTTTGGGAGTAGCTGGGATTCGTTGGCCCGCGAACGCCGCCTGCCATGTTATGCCTTCGTAATCGTGACCGTGATGTTAGATCCGGCAGTAATGGTCGTCACATTGAATCCGTTGACCCATCCAAATGCCCCGAAACGCATCGCCTGAAAGTCGGCATTACCGCCGGCTATGGTCTCATTGATGAGGGTTCCACCTGTACCAGTGCTCACCACCAAGACACCCGCAGCAGCATAGTTCTCCCACCGGACTTCTTTGATGAATTGCTTGCTGGAGTTAGGAGGCTGAATGTTTACGGCAGTGTCGATATAGTAGGGATTTTCCTTAAGATAATTTGCCAACGGGGGCCTCCACTGGTAACGGTGTTGTGTCCGGGGGACCTTCCTTCAAAACTTCCCGGTGGTTCTTACCGCACCACCATCCATCTTCCTCAAGTTCGCGCTCCATCGTACAGACATGAGTAAGCTGCTTTACCACGTTGGCATACATTCCGCAGTGAATGCACTCGCCCCTGGTATTAAATCTGTGTGCCGTCGAAGGCTTCCCTGTCAGTGCCATGATGCCTCTTTAGTTGAAGTTATACACGACATCAAGGAACACCCCATAGAGCAATGCTGTCGTTCCGGGGGTGATATCCCACTCAATCAGTAGCTCCGAGAACTTCGTGTTCTGAAAGATAACCGGTTGTGCGATGTTGATCGGGGTAAGGTAGGGAGTGGCACTGACCGCCGTTTGCAGTCCGTTCGCTGCGTTGGCGATGATATTGGTTACTACCGGAGCGGTGATGTTGGCAAAGACCGTCTTAGTCAGTCCGATAGTGTTTACGGTGGCGGCTGTACCTGTAACCGTATATACCGGATTGATCGCCTTGATTGCTATGCCCTTTGGTCGGGGAGAAGTTACCGGAGTGAGCTGACTGGAGCCGGTGTAAGGAGGCGTTCCGGTGACACCCGCAGGAGTCGTGAACAGGCTCTCGGTGATGGTAGACCCTACCGCCAGAGCAACAGTAACATTGGCAAGCGTGATGTGGGTTGCATCGGGAATGGCCGTGATGATGGTCTTCTGAACCCCGGCTACACCAGCCGATACCGCACGACCTACGGTAAATCCGAGACTCGAACCGACAGGAACGTTGACGTTCGATCCCGTACCCGAGAGGGTGGTTACGTTCGCGGTATAGCCATTGGGAACCAAACCCTGTGCACCACCAGCCTGCGCTGATCCAAACTGCTCCTGAAGCCAGTCCTGGGTCCCATAGCGCAACAGGATCGTAGACACTGGAATCATAAGGACGGCGGCAGCTGCCACGGAATAAGCCAGTAGACCCGAACCCGTCCTACTCACGGTTCCGGTACCGGTGCTAAAGATACCATCGAGGGCGGAAACGAATATCTGGCCATCGCCGTAAGGTGTATCGCAATCGAGTCTTCCCTGAGTCCGCATCGTATCTCTCCCTTCCGTGTTTTCCTTAGCTCACGGCAGCGGCTACTGGAGCATTTAGAACTCTACATCCTGATCTGGCTCGTTCGGCTGCGAGATCTTGGGGTCCGGCTGTAAGTCGCTCGTCGCATACTCGATGCGCCTTACAATATCGGCATCCCTTGAACCCAACAACCCTAACGGTGCAGCCATATCGTTACACTGATGCCTGTTACAAATCAAACTTCCCTGCTGCCATGTAAGATCGGAGATTTGTGTCTTCCAGAAACACCTAGCACAATAGTGCCAGTCCCCTCCGATATGTCGATGGCCGTAAATCATAGGTCACTATACATGGATACTAAGGGCCATTACTTCCCCAGGTTCCCGTCCACGTGTCTGCACCGACACTGAATCGTGTAATCCCCAAGAACTTGGTAGCGCGTGTGTCGAAGTCATCGTCCATATCATCTTCCATCTTCGACCGCTCAAACATCCTCATGCGGTGCTCATCCTTTGCTCCGGTAACAAACCATGCCGAGGATGAGGTCAGATAGTTGTTGATGGTGTACATCAAGCCCTCACCCAGAAGCGAGTTCACTTCGTTGTCGGAGGTGTATGGCTTGCCAGCGGAGCCAAGAAGCTCGATTGCGATGAACTTCAGTTCCGGGGGAATGATGAGGAGCTTAGGCCGTACCACAATCGGCAAGCCCTGTGAGTCAGGCATACGCTCGAACTGGTTTGACATCAGTTGAAGCGCGGTAAAAGAAAGATCGGCATCGACTGCAGGTCGATTCGGGTAAGTACCCGCAGCCGAAATTACGTTGGCTGAGCCGGGGAGGATATTGGTAGCCGACACCCCACCTAAGAGGGGATGCTGGTTATTGAAGATGGATACGCCGTCGTCCGTGGTCGTGGTCGAGAAACCAAGGTTGAGTACGTTGGCCGCTGTCTGCTCCTTGGTGAACATACCGGAGTTGACGATAGCCTTCGGGCCTTGCTTGATAACCCCGTAGAGGTCGTCTTCCGTAAGCTCCCACGATGCGCGGTAAGCCATCGCGTAGGTCAGGTTTACGTACCGCTTAGTTCCACCCTGGATCAGGTTGAAGTAACCGACCGGAGCGTTCTCCGTCTTCTCAGGCATCGGCGGCAGACCGGCGAAGTGGATCGCATCCTCATAGGCCTTGTCCGAAGACTCGACATTCAGGAACTTCTCGTACTGCCGCTCGTGGTACTTATAGTCCTGAAATTCGACAAAGTTCTTGCGTGCGCCGGGTGCAAGAAGTTGCCAGAACTGCTGTCTAGTCATGCTCAATGGATGTCCACCCTTTCAACCACCAAAATTGTTTTATGCCTGTACCTGAGTTGCCGCCGTTACTACCTTGAACAAAACTTTTCCGCCATTGACTTCAGTCGTGCTCGACCCTGCAACCAAATCATTTGGATAGAGTCCGACAATAAGAACCACCGTGTTCGTGCCAGCGGTGCTCTTGTTGAAGTCCACATACCAGTTACCGGTTGCGTCAATCGTCAATCCATACTGCAGACCGACGTTGGCAATCGAAGGAGCGTAAGCACCGGCAGCGGAGTTATCAACCTGTCCGATGAAGATGGTGGTGGGTACGGCCTGAGCAACGATGGTACGGCCATCCGAGAACGTTGCACCAGATGGGATATTGACCGCCGAAGACTGATTCGGCACCGTTCCGTAGGTCGTTGGGGAACCGGGAGCGCCAACCGAGCCAAAGAGCGGAGGAGCACCAGCACCAGCCGTGCCAAGATTGAATCCCGGAGTTTCCGAGAACCCAAGGATTGCCTTGGTCAGCGTCGTCCCATCCCACGCGATAACGTTACCCGCAG